AACAACTCAGGATTTGGAAAAATTTGGAGACACAAATACCGAAACAACGAACTCTGCTGGGAACACAGCCGTCGAGGAGGCTTTTAAAGAGCTTCTGCATTCCTAGCAGGGGTGGTGGATATGAAAAAAAGAAAATTAAAGAAAGGATCTTTGGATATATCCGCAGTTAGGGGGATCATCAATAAAAAAGCGGGTCGAACCGTCGCTCATTCACTGAATGAGGAAAACCCCACAGAGGTTAAGTCCTGGATCCCAACGGGATCCAGGTGGCTTGACTCGATCATCTGCAAGGGCAAGCTAGCCGGGATCCCAGCTGGTAAGATCACTGAAATCGCCGGTCTCGAAGCCACAGGTAAATCGTTCTTAGCCGCCAAAATAGCAGGAAATGCACAAAAGCAGGGAATCGATGTAGTGTATTTTGACTCAGAAAGCGCACTCGACCCTGCGTTCCTAGACCGCGCTGGCTGCGACTTGGAAAGGCTTATGTATGTTCAGGCCGAGTCTGTTGAGTTCGTTTTGGAGACTATAGAAGAGCTGCTGAGCACCGGCAATAAGTGGCTGTTTATTTGGGATTCTTTGGCTTTAACTCCATCTATTTCAGATGTTGAGGGCGACTTTAACCCCCAGTCTTCAATGGCCGTAAAGCCAAGGATTTTATCGAAAGGTATGGCAAAGCTGACAATTCCTATTGCTGACTCTGGCGCCACTCTGCTGGTTTTAAACCAACTGAAAACAAATATGGCAGCCAGAACTCCTGCCGAAGCAATGACAACTCCCTATTTTACACCAGGCGGCAAGGCCATGGCCTATGCTTATTCTTTGAGGATATGGCTCACTGCGCGAAAGGCAAAGGCTTCTTTCATTTTGGATGAAAATGGATATAGAATTGGCTCGGAAGTGAAAGTAAAGCTAGAAAAATCCCGCTTTGGCACATCTGGTCGCACATGTAACTTTAAGATCTTGTGGGGGGATGAAGATGTCGGAGTCCAAGATGAAGAAAGTTGGTTTGATGCAATACAAATTTCCGACAGACTGGGACAATCCGGCGCTTGGTACTCATTAAAATTAAATGATGGCTCAGAAAAAAAGTTTCAAAGGAAAAACTGGATGGACCAATTGAAGGATGAGGATTTTAGGCAATCCGTATTGACAATTATGGATGAATATGTTATTATGAAATTCAACAATAGAGAGGGCAGAGCAGAGGATTTTTATGACATGGATGATCCAGGAGCTCCTGAAGAGTAAACATTCAAACCCGGGTCCCTCTCCGGGTTTTTTTATAGGTTAAATATATGAAGAGATTAATGATTATTGATGCTTTCAATCAATTTGTGAGAGGGTATATAGTGGACCCCAGCAAAAATCCAAATGGTAACCCTATCGGTGGCATGCGCACTTTTATCAACATACTTAACAAGATGACCCGTGACATCAAGCCGGATATGATTGTAGTGGTTTGGGATGGCCAAGGTGGATCTCAGCGCCGCAGAGCACAAAACAAAAACTACAAAATGGGAAGAAAACCCCTAAGAGTTAATTGGTCATCCGATGAGATGACACAACAGGAGACAGACAACAACAAACTTTGGCAGCAGCTGAGAGTGGTAGAATACCTAAACCAGACACCGATAATTCAATTTATGGAGCCCTCAGTAGAAGCAGACGATGTAATATCGTATGTCAAATCTTTATCGATTTTTTCGGACTGGCAAAAAGTTATCGTCTCGTCAGACAAAGATTTCATTCAGCTTTTGGACGAAAAGACATTACTGTTCCGGCCGATTCAGAAGGAGATTTTGAATAAGAGCAAGGTTGTTGATAAATTTGGCATCCATCCACGTAACTTTGCTTTAGCTAGGGCTATAGCTGGCGACCCTAGTGACAACTTACCCGGGGTACCTAGGGTTGGTTTAAGCACCATAGCCAAGCGGTTCCCTTTTTTAAGGGCGGAAAGAGATTATTATGTTTCGGATGTCCTAAGTGAGTGCTCTGACCCCGAAAATCAACACTTAAAAGTGTATACAAACATCTTGCAAGCTGAAGGCCTGATAAAGAGTAACTATAATATTATGCAATTATCATCCCCCCAAATGTCCGTACAATGTAAGAAGAGGATTGATGAGACATTCGAAGAATACAAGCCTGTCTACAAGCAAACAGAAATGAGAAAACTAATGATTCAGGACGGTGTATTGACAGTAAACCTTGAGGCTCTGGAACAAAAATTTAACGATATTCTAAATTTATTTGGAAAATAGAAAGAAAAGAGGCGAAGAATTTATGGGAGACAGAACAAATTTTTCAAAATTTGGTAAATCATTCCAGGAAGATTTGTGCCATTTGGTTTTAACTGATCGCCCGTTTGCAGATCAAATGTTTGAGGTTTTGGATTTAAATTTTTTAGAGCTAAAGCATTTAAGGGTTTTTGTTAAAAAAATAGAAGATTACAGGCTCAAGTATGGCGTACACCCAACAACTAAAATAATGGCTTCTATTATACGAACCGGCTTAGAAGATCAGCCAGAGTCAGTGAAGATTAGGATAAGGGATTATTATGCAAGAGTTTTATCAAACGGCTTGTTGCCAGATTCTTCGGAGTATATAAAGGACACTGCGTTAGATTTTTGTAAAAAACAGAAACTTAAAGAGGCTTTGATAAAATCAGTAGATCTGATCAAATCTTCTTCTTTCGATGAAGTGTCGAGAGTGATAGACAATGCACTCAGGTTAGGAAGTGATAATAGCCTGGGGTATGATTATTTTATAGACTTTGAGGAAAGGTTTCAGCTAAAGTCCCGGGACCCTGTTTCAACCGGCTGGAAGCAGATTGACGACATTACCAAAGGGGGCCTTGGCAAAGGTGAGTTGGGGGTTGTTATTGCTCCCACCGGCGCCGGTAAATCAATGGCCCTAGTTCATTTGGGTGCCCAAGCTCTGCTAGCTGGCAAGAACGTGCTTCACTACACCCTGGAACTCGCAGATACAATAGTAGCAAGCAGGTATGATTCGGCGATCACGGGAGTTGAGCTGAAAAACCTATGCATCTTCAAAGAAAAGATCTACGAAGAAGTTAGAGAGGTAGAAGGAAAATTAATCGTAAAAGAATACCCAACAAGAAGCGCTTCAATACATACAATAAAAAATCACTTGGAAAAGCTAAAAAGAAGAGAATTTAATCCAGATCTAATTATCGTAGACTATGGCGACCTGATTAAACCCGAGTCTTCGAAGAGGGACGAAAAAAGGCACCAACTAGAGACCATATACGAAGAGCTTAGAGGCATGGCCCAGTTAGCAGATTGTCCAGTTTGGACGGCTTCTCAGACTAATCGCTCCGGCTTAAATGCGGAAGTCATCACGATGGAGTCAATCTCAGAGGCGTTCAACAAGTGTTTCGTTGCAGATTTTATTTTTACAATATCGAGAACCATCGAGGACAAGAATACAAATACTGGGCGGCTCTTCGTAGCAAAAAACAGGAACGGTCCGGATGGGTTAATATATCCCCTCTTTATGGATACAAGTAATGTAAAAATTAAAGTTTTAAATAGTACTGATGAGAGTATCAACGACATAATTACTAAGTCATCTAAAGAGAGATTAGAAAACTTAAAACAAAAATACGCAGCATTTAAAAAGGAGGGTCGCGACAGTGGAGATATCAAATAGGATTTTATCAGATATAACGGTGCATATGAAGTATGCAAGATTTTTGCCTGAGAAAAACAGGAGAGAGACATGGGAGGAGTTAGTAAATAGAAACATGGAAATGCATTTAAAAAAGTTTCCAGAACTTGAAATACAGATTCACAAAGCTTACAAATATGTTTTTGACAAGGAAGTTCTACCATCAATGCGATCTATGCAGTTTGGCGGCAAACCAATTGAAGTAGCTCCAAATCGGATTTTTAATTGCGCATTTATGCCAATTGATGACTGGAGATCTTTTGGGGAGGCTATGTTTTTGCTGCTTGGTGGCACCGGTGTCGGATACAGTGTTCAATCTCATCATGTTGAAAAACTCCCGGAGATTACAAAACCAAACCCGAAAAGGACCAGGAGGTTTCTAGTTAATGACTCAATAGAGGGTTGGGCAGACGCTGTAAAGGCTTTAGTTAGGACTTATTTTTTTGGAGGGTCCCGACTACGATTTGATTATTCAGATATTCGACCTAAAGGGTCGCTCCTTATCACGTCTGGGGGGAAGGCTCCCGGCCCACAACCACTAAGAGAATGTTTGGTGAAAATAGAGGGCATGCTTTCTCAAAAGGAGAATGGCGATAAGCTCCGGCCCGTTGAGGTTCATGATATGATTTGCCATATTGCAGATGCTGTACTAGCAGGGGGTATCAGAAGGGCGGCTTTGATATCTCTTTTTTCGGCCGATGATCAGGAGATGATTTCTTCAAAAATAGGAAATTGGTGGGAAACTCATCCCCACCGCGGCAGAGCAAATAACTCAGTTGTCTTATTGAGACATAAGATTGAAAAGGAGTATTTTATGAGGTTGTGGGACAGGGTTAAGGCTTCTAACGCTGGTGAGCCAGGTTTTTATTTTTCAAACGACAAAGACTGGGGCACAAACCCTTGCTGTGAAATCGGCTTGCGGCCATACCAGTTTTGTAACCTCACAGAGGTAAACGTATCTAACGTTAAAGACCAATCAGATCTTGAATCTCGAGTCCGCGCAGCGGCCTTTATAGGAACACTCCAGGCCAGCTATACTGATTTTCATTATTTGAGAGACGTATGGAGGAGAACTACCGAAAAAGACGCACTGATCGGTGTTTCGATGACCGGTATAGCCTCTGGCAGAGTTTTAGATTTAGATATGGCTGCAGCCGCAAGAGAGGTAAAGAAGGAAAATGAAAGAGTTGCAACCCTCGCCGGGGTAAACAAAGCATCAAGGACGACTTGTGTGAAACCCGCGGGTACGACCTCTTTAGCACTCGGTACGTCTTCGGGAATTCACGCGTGGCACAACGATTATTATATTAGGAGAATAAGGGTTGGAAAAAATGAACCAATTTATTCATATTTATCTAATAACCACCCGGAGCTAGTAGAGGATGAATACTTTAGCCCTCATGACACCGCGGTAATCTCTGTACCCCAGAAATCACCTGACGGCGCTATTTTGAGGACGGAGTCAGCATTGCAACTTTTAAAAAGGGTAAAAAAAGTGACAGATGAGTGGGTAAAACCCGGATTCCGAAAGGGTCAAAACACTCATAATATTTCTGCAACAATCTCTATCAAGGATGCAGAGTGGCCTGATGTTGGAGAGTGGATGTGGGAAAACAGAGATAGCTATAATGGGTTATCGGTTTTGCCATATGATGGAGGGTCCTACACTCAAGCTCCCTTTGAGGACTGTTCGAAAGAGACTTATGAAGTGATGTTGAAATCTTTGGGCGAGATTGACCTTAGGAGGGTGTTTGAGGCAGAGGATAACACCGACCTTACTGGAGAGCTTGCATGCGCTGGCGGAAGTTGTGAGGTTAAGTTTGTTTGATTTTTTTATTGACATTTGAGGTTTAATATAATAATATTATATTATATATAGAAAAGGAGAAATTGTGTCAGATCACAAAAAACAAGTTACAAAAGAAGAGCATATTGTTAATTTTATTAAAACGTTTAAAGCGATAGAAGAGGCAATGGAGCCATTTAAAGATCAGCGTAGGGAGCTGAGAGAGTCATATGACGAAAACAGCTGGCTTTCTAAATCAGAGATGAGGTTGGCAGTTCGAGCTTACAGGCTCTTAAAACAGGACGCAGATATCGAAGAATTAGCAGACTACTATAACAATTTAAAGAGAAAAGTAGGAAGCATTTCAAATGTCTAAAGAGAATCATTTAAAACCTGCAAATAGATACATTACTATAATCCCGCATTTTTCAGAGAAGAAGACGGACTCGGGCGTTTATCTTCCTGAAGAGTTTGTGGTGGTGAGTGACAAATATATAGAAGCAACAGTTCTCGATGCATCCGCGGCATGTGCTTCTGATGTAATCTCTCTCTTGGAAGGAGAGGCTCAGCGCAGAGTTGTTGTCGACGCTTCAATGATAGAAACAATTACAATACAGGATAAGCCTTACTATGTTGTTTTAGAGAACTATGTGATAGGGGCTTTAAGATGAAGAGGGTTTTATTTTTATGCACAGTTATGATGTTGTCATGTAGCGACGGCCACCACCCAGCGTCAGCCCCCGACGCAGCGCCTCCACCCTCACCCCCTCGTCTCGGCCTCGCAGATTCTTTCGCTTCTGACACTTCTCCGGACAGCACCCAGCCCGATATTCAAGTTATTGAGCCGGTACCGGTCGATCAGGGCCCCCCACCAGATATGGCTCCTGATGCTGCCCCTCAGGTTTGTCCTCGACTGGGCGTACGCGAGCCTTGTGATCTTGAGGGCTTGTTAGGGCCATGCGCCCAAGGCCAAAGGGTGTGTCACTTGACGAGCTGGTCCCAATGTACTCCTGTTAATTTTCCAAGAGAGGAGGTCTGTGACGCAATCGATAATGACTGCGACGGAGATTTAAATGAGTCTCCGGGCATTGCGAATTCACAATTCCACGTCCTTCACCGCGCGTGTTATGAGGGCCCTCCCGGTTCATCTAAGTCTGGAATATGCCGCCCCGGCATATCTTTGTGTCAGGTGCTGCAGGTCAATGCCGACACGGGTGTCGAAGAGGTTTACGGCTATGGGCCTTGTCAAGATCAGGTGATACCTTCAGATGAAATTTGCGACGATCTAGACAACGACTGCGATGGACACACAGATGAGGGGGTTTTAAACATTTGCCAAGAGTGTGGAGAAGATCCTATAGAGGTCTGTGACACTGTCGACAACGACTGCGATGGCGCCATCGATGAGGCCGTTCTAAACGACTGCGGCGCATGCGGAGACGTACCAAGAGAGTTGTGTGATTTCATTGACAACGATTGTGACGGGGTTGTAGATGAGGACTTCATTGAGGGGTCATGTGATTGTGATCACCCAGATTATGTCCCTCAGCCGGAGGTGTGTAACGGCGCCGACGAAGATTGTGATGGCTTTGTAGACGAGGGCCCCTTAGGTGGTCCGTTAACCAAGCTGTGCTCAACAGACGTGCTCACGGGCCAGGTTCTGTTATACGACAGGAGAGAGGATGGCCCAGTATACGTTGGGGGTGAGTGCAGGTTGGGAGCAGCCTTTTGTGAAGATGGCGTCAATGCTCAAGGTGAGCGCGCCCGCGGATTTTATAGCTGTCAGCAAGAGGTCCTCCCCGGTATCGAAAGATGCAACGAAGAGGACGATGACTGCGATGGTAACGTTGATGAAAACTTTTTTCAAGGAAGCGTCGCTGTTATGATGGTTGTGGACGTTTCAGGCTCCATGGACGAAGAAGAGCTTAGGGCTGCTTTTG